TTTGAACTCGCCTCGCTATGTTGTAAAGGTCGTGAACATTGGAGTCCATGAAAGGAACGCCCCGTAGTCAATTGTAGAATCCTATCCGTTGGTAAATTGAGTCCAATGAGGCAAACCTTGATTGAATATAATTTTGGATAGAGCAGTCCTTCCCAATCAATATACTCTTTACGTTGAGCATATCTATATTTAGTCAGTGATGCTGGAAATTCGTTCGACTCTGACATCGACATAAGTAAAAAATTAGGCACAGGTAGTCCAGTATGAACACGAACTCCCGCTAATATACTCTGTTTATGAAGAATTGGTAATTCTTTCGGATTGAATGGAATATCCGCAAGAATCGGTCGTGGTGATACAACACAGCAGGGTCCATAAATCGTTGACCATTCAATCGTTCCATGTGTTGGCTCACCTTGCCATCCTCCTATACGAACATACCAGTTCCCTGTGCCTATATCCAAAGCAATTGACGACACATTGGGTATGACAAAGTGCCGGCATGTATCAGTAAATTCACTATTGTGTGCAACACAAACACTTAATGCGTGTACCTCTGCGTAGACATTCCAATGAATCTCCAGCTTACGGTCGGGTGTCATAGCACATCGTATGTTTTGTATGGACATTTGTGGCTTACTGTGAAAATAATTCTAGTTTGTTTACGCATAGCCTAAACCATTTGTAGAGTGTATTCTTAAAATGACGCATGTTGTTCATCTAGGATTTGATATGGGCATACGCAATCTTGCGTACTGCTTGCTTGAATTGCCGGTCGGCGATCTGAGTGGTTGTCGTGTTCTTGCGTGGAATAATATTGATTTGCTGGAAGGAGGTGGAGATTCACAGGATGCGAAACGATGTTGTGCGTGTCCATCTCCTGCGAAATGGCTTTCTTCGGCGGACAATACAAAATGGTGTCAAGCCTGTGCGACAGGTGTACGACGCCGTCGCACAGCAACTCTGCGTCCAACGCTACCTGTACTGCCAGCGAATTCTATATCGGTGACGGCGATGCGAGCACTGCTCGTCGCCCGTGGAATAGAGGTACATGGAAAAAAGAAACCAGAACTTCTAACAATTGTTGCGACTCATTACTTGATGCCGTGGAAACCGGCGAAGACGATGCATACGGCGATGACGGTAATACGACGAGCAATGAATACGTGGCTGACCACTCTATTACCGACCTTTGCGAAGGCCTCGATAATTCGCTTAGAGAACCAACCGGTGATGACGAACCCCACGATGAAGTCAGTACAGATGATTCTATTTACCTTGTTGGGACATCGCTTGGAGACGGAATATGGATGGACGGGAATCATTGACTTTGTTCATGCGGGAACGAAATCACGAGGTGTTGTTGCGGATTTGAGTGGTGCGACAGCGTATACGCAGCGTAAAAAAACCGCAGAGGCGGATGTGGATACCATACTTGAACGGCTTGGAGATACAACATGGTTGACGTATTTCCGTTCACGAACCAAAAAGAGTGATTTGGCGGATGCATTTTTGATGGCTTATCGGCGTTGAGTGGTCTTGGCCTTGGCCAGAATGGCCTCCTTCATCCGCACATGCTTGGAGGAATACCGACCGGCCTTATCCTTGGCCTTATCCGATTTCTTACGCCGTTCGTAGTTATCCATCGTGAAGGAAAGAAAGGAGTTTATGAAAAGATGAAGAGAGATCCCGACACGCTATCCGTCTTCATCCAGTCTTTCAATTTTTTCTGATATCTCCTGCGTTCTCCATCTTAAAACGGACTCATCTTATTAACAAGATAGACGATGTCCGCACCTACGATACGTATTTCCGAACCACCGACCTTTCCGGAGATTTCGGCGGTGCGTGATACAGGCACGATGCTTGACATTACGGACATGAATGCTTTTGATCTAGGAATGCTTGGTAACCGTGCGAAAATGGCGTCCACACCTCCCCGAGCAACTACTTCTCCGATGCCCGAACTCAAACAGGTCAACGATATTGAATTTGTGAGCCTTGAAGATACGAATGTCACATTTGATGTACGCCCACCCAATACAAATGGCGATACCATTCGTATTATCCGTGATAACGCTACATTGCCTCCTAGCAATCCGATTGAACCGGTCTTTCAACTGAATCCTGCTCCTGCTCCTGCTCCTGCTGCTGTACCCTTACAGACGTCTCCTGTTGCCCAAACCGCAACCGCTGCTCCTACAAAATCGTGGTTCTCCAGTATTACGGGTTCTGCGTCAGAGACAACAACTGCGAGTGCGACGGCTCCAGCAGCAACTGGATTTCGCAGTTGGTTCAGTTCTGCTCCTGCTCCTGCGGAGGAGCCCAAAGCTCTTCCTCAGACAACGTACCTCACACCGGAACAGGAACACGTCAAAAAGACGGAGGGTCTCACTATGCTGGAACGCATGGATCGCAAGGGCATTGCTGGAACCAAGATGACGATGATGAATTCACTAGCGGAGATTGAATCCGAGGTTGCTCGACGCAAGGATTCGAAAGGTCTCGAAGCATCTATTCGCTTCCAACGCTCTATGCTTACGACTGTAACGAGCGGTATGGAGTTCCTCAACAGCCGTTATGACCCGTTTGGTGTACATCTGGAGGGCTGGTCGGAGCAGGTCAACGAGAACATCGAGGATTATGATGAGATCTTTGAGGAACTCTACGATAAGTACAAGGATAAGAGCAAGGTTGCTCCTGAGGTTCGTCTTATCATGTCGCTCGGTCTCTCGGCCGGTATGTGCCATATTACAAACACCATGTTCAAGTCCCGTATGCCTGGTATGGACGATATTCTTCGTAACAATCCGGATCTCGCACGCCAGTTTGCAAAGGCGGCAGCAGCGGAATCGGTGGGTCCTGGCTTTGCGAACTTTGTAAGCATGGGTATGGGCGGCGGTCGCAGTGGAAATGCGGAGTCTCGCCCACGAAATGAGGAAGAGCGTGCTCCAGAACCCATGGGCGGTGATGACCTACGTGGATCCATGGGAGGATTTGAGCCGTCGCTCGGTATGGCTCCTCCTGCTCCGGTTACTGCACGCCGTGAAATGCGTGGCCCCACGGGCGTCGATGATATTCTCCGTACGCTCAATGCGGTCGGAGACGCACCACAACGCAATGTTCCAGCGACCTCAGGTGTTGATGCGGAAGACCTCGGTAGTGTAGCGAGTGGTTACACGACCGAGACGATGCGACGGAATGGTGTGAGCCGCCGCCGTAAGGGAACAACAACCCAGCCGACGGGCGGAACGTTGACGCTCAACGTGTAATGGAGACGATTGTTTTTTATAAATTCAGACAATAATCATAGTCTAAATTTATATAGTATATAATGCGATTACTTTGTTTGTTGTGATAAGGCTTTGACATTCGCCTCATATGTCTGTTTTCCTCTTTCCGTATCATGTCCGCACCAACTCGGTATCATACAGTACGGGCTTTTCTCGTTTGCAGCAACCCAAAAAATGAAGAAAAATATAAGGGATACCCAAAATGCCGCAGCGACATTGCGTGTTGCGATGAAAATAACTGTAAAGAAAATGGCCGGACGCACCCATGGAGCCTGTAAGAACTCTTCTTGTTTTTTCGTTAATTCTAACGCAAGAAAACGACCTCCTAAATTGAGTAGTAGCATAAGTGAACCAATAATGAATGGATTTGTATTGACGTACATAAGTGCAGCACTTACCGGATCCATCGTACCGCCGGTTGCGGGTGGCGGCGGCGGCGGCATACCTGGAGATAACATGCCTGGGGGTAGCATACCGTACGACGGTACTCCTGGGGGTGTTGACGTTATTGCTGTAGGGGCAAGCGATGATACCGGAGTTAGAATACTCGCAACACCACCTTTTTTATGCTCTTTCCGCATTCTTATTATGGTCAAACAAAGAAAACGAGAGTAAATGGACATCTGCAATCCAGAAAAACACTACCAATAACGCAAGTGCGCCAATAGTTGGATTAAATGTGGACAGATAGGTTACGGCCATTCCTGCGATAAATCGGGCGAATGGATTCAAAGCTAGTTCATGTGTACCAAATGAATAATGTTTATCAAAATCTAATGAGAAAAACAATAGTAACGCAATTAACCCTACAGAGATAGATGTATTGATATCCATCCGGGTATCTTCTTATCTTATACTGTTGTTTTTGAAGGAACGTAGTCTATTATGTTGTTCCTGATGATGTGCCAGATTGTGCTGATAATCCCGATACAGGATACGTCGATACATCTTTTTCCTGAATTCCTAACGGTTTCTCCTTGAGTGCTTTTTCGACGAACCATCGCTTGGAATTTGTTACCCAGTCCACTGTACTCGCCGCATTGAGAAATCCCTCTTTTGAGGAGAGTTGTGCTGACCATATCGCAAGAAGGAAGAAACAGAGAGCGAATGCGAGGGGAATGTACTGGAAATGTAAGGCTGCCATCGCCATTAACGTTACTGTAAAGAATCCAGCCGGTTGAATGACATAGCCACGAAGTGTGGCGGGAATTCGGCCGGCTACGGCTCCCAAAAACACTAGAAGAATTGTCGCAATCCAGTGCGACTCAATCGGGGGATACCAGTTCGGTTTGAATGGTAAGGAACCGCCGGGAACGGGAGGATACGGGTTCATGCTACTTGTAATGGGCTTCTATAGTTATCCATAAGATTACGAGTTTCCAGATTGGGTCGTAAAGGAAGATTATCTCCATAAAATCTCTGTCCAAAATCCATTACAAACTTAATTCCGTTAGGCAA